GAAGAAGACCTGACCAACCAACAAAAACGAACCTATCACGCTTAAGCCAGTCATCGAGTACATCAAACCACCCCCTTGTTGTTCTTTGTTGTGTTAACGTTGATGCGACCATTTGTTTTTTCCTTTTCTTTTTTTAACCAGTACAACTGAGGCCAAGTGTCACGAATGATCTCCCTCAACTTGTCTGGAGTTTCTTCATTTATCATCAGACTTTTGGAGAAAAAAATTGGCGGGAAATTTTTTTCCCCGCCAATGAATTCTCTATTCAGTTTTGAATCAACCGATAGCAGGAGCGGTGAGAGCAACAGGAGTGCTTTCAGCAGCAGCAAGATCGAGGGGGAAGTTATGAGCGTTGCGCTCGTGCATCACTTCCATACCCAGACCAGCACGGTTGAGTACATCAGCCCAGGTGTTAAGAACACGACCCTGAGAATCAATGATGGACTGGTTGAAGTTGAAACCATTCAGGTTGAACGCCATCGTGGAAACACCAAGAGCGGTGAACCAGATACCGACAACAGGCCATGCTGCGAGGAAGAAGTGCAGCGAACGGGAGTTGTTGAAGGAAGCGTATTGGAAGATCAGACGACCAAAGTAACCATGAGCGGCAACGATGTTGTAAGTCTCTTCTTCTTGACCGAACTTGTAACCATAGTTCTGGGACTCAGACTCAGTGGTTTCACGAACCAGCGAAGAAGTAACCAGAGAACCGTGCATCGCACTAAAGAGAGAACCACCGAACACGCCAGCAACGCCAAGCATGTGGAAGGGGTGCATCAGGATGTTGTGCTCTGCTTGGAAGACAAGCATGTAGTTAAAGGTGCCAGAGATACCAAGAGGCATAGCATCAGAGAAAGAACCCTGACCGAAAGGATAGACAAGGAATACAGCAGATGCTGCAGCAACAGGAGCACTGTAAGCAACGCAGATCCAAGGACGCATACCAAGACGGTAAGACAGCTCCCACTCACGACCCATGTAGGCATAGATACCGATCAGGAAGTGGAAGACAACGAGTTGGAAAGGACCACCGTTGTAGAGCCACTCATCGAGAGAGGCAGCTTCCCAGATGGGATAGAAGTGAAGACCAATAGCATTGGAGGAAGGGATAACAGCACCAGAGATGATGTTGTTACCATACATGAGCGAACCAGCGACGGGTTCACGGATGCCGTCGATGTCTACAGGAGGAGCAGCGACAAAGGCAACGATGAAGCAGATAGTCGCTGCCAAGAGGCAAGGGATCATCAGCACACCGAACCAACCAACGTAAAGACGGTTGTTGGTAGAGGTTACCCAAGAACAAAACTGTTCCCAGGCATTAGATTGTTGTTGACGTGAAAGAGTAGCAGTCATTTTGATTAAAAGGATAGTAAGACCATCAGGGAAATGGTGGAGGTACTATGCTCCCCGCACCCTTAGCGGGGATATGAGAGACGGATTGTTAGACCTGCCTAGTCTCGGTCAAGCGGCAGGGGTTTGTAACAGATCCGTAATGGTCCGTTACATTTGTTTACCTATTTAGTATAACAGGTGGTCGGGAATCCGTCAAGCCCTCAGATTTGAGTATTTGTACTCATCTCAGAAGGAGGCATCCCCGACTTCATAAGGAGTATAGCATGGTTGGACCTCCCAACGCAACCAATCCACCTTGCGATCTGCGATCATTTGCTCCAGTTCATCTACTGTCATACAGACCTTGACAGGTTTGCTTGTTCCCTTCTCGTAGATATGAAACATTTGATTATCAGTCATAAACCTCTTTGTAAACAATAAAAAAGGGACCTTTCTGTTAGTTGGCAGAGGTCCCTTGGCTTGCGCCGACGATATTCAGTTGTTATTTATTCGTCGCCTGATTGTGTCATGATAGCACCAGCAAAGAAGGTGCCAAAAAGAACGAGTGCTGTTGCTAGGAGTGCCATTGCTATGTAGCAGTGAGTAAGTATTTATTCTTACCTAGATTGAATTGTAGACTGGTGTCATCATTCCACCACCAAAGTTATCGTCATCATCATCAGGTTGGTTGTTAGAAGACACAATCACCCATGCCAATGCCAATCCAAAGAGGGCGGAAAGAAGTTCAGTCATCACCATACACCAGGGATAATCTGTCCTGTAGTCATGTAAGTGCCAACAGCAATGACGAAACCGAGCATTGCCAGACGTGCATTGAGGATCTCTGCCTCAGGGGTAAATCCAAATTTCATTATTTTTCTCCAGAAATGTTTGCGTAGATAGTAGTTTTACCGTAATCACGGTGTGTTTTGTAACCGACGACAGCACCTTTGGTATTCATCAGTGCTGGCATAAAAGCAACGATAAAGAACACTGCTGGTGCTCCAATAATCAATGCTCCTGCAATCACATAGTAAGTGAGGAGTTCAACGAGGCTGTGTTCCATCTTGCGTCTTGTTCTTAATAATTATTTTCTCACCATCGTGGGTGAATTGTAGTTCATCATCGGGATGCCAGAGTAACTCTTCGTATAAATCGTCAAGTCTCTGCATATCCTCATACAGTTGGTTCGGGTTCGACATGGTGAGCTTTGAGATCTGGGTTTGGTTTAGATGGTTCAAACGGATCACGAGACTTGTTCTTGATTACAATGAACGCATCTTTATTATATTTACGAGTTCCAATAGGAGACTGCCACTTTTTGTTGTAATCCTCACCTACATCAATACCAGACACCTGAGTGCCACCAATTTCTACAACGATGTCATCGTTTCGAGTGTCCCATCCAAGAGCAGCGACTGCTTCGATGAGAGCGTCTTCAGTATAACGCATCAGTAAAGGTTCTCTTCTTGGTCTGCCAGAACAACACAATCGCTGGTAGGGTATGACACACAGGTCAAAATAAAACCTTCTTCAATCTGATCGTCATCCAGGAAAGATTGATCGCCTTGATCGACACTGCCACTGATCAGTTTACCAGCACACGAGGAGCAGGCACCAGCACGGCACGAGTAGTTTATGTCAACACCTGCCTCTTCAGCAGCGTCAAGAATGTACTGATCGTCTTCGCACTGAAAGGTGGTATCTCCTTCAGCAGATTGGACGGTGATAGTAAAAGCCATTAGTAAGTTTCGCAGATTTTTTCAACGGATGCTGCCAGGAGAACGAACCAGGCAACAGATAAGATTGTAAAGGAAAGTGAAGCCATTGTCAAGTCTCAGAAGATACCAAAAAAGAGTTTGCCAGTGGCAGCGTAGGAGATAGCACCGAAGATGATACCCATCATCGCCCAGCGTCCATTATACATCTCAGTCATTTGCATGGGAGTGAGGAGACCTTTACGATTGTACTCTTGGTATACCATCTCGGGCTCCTTCGCCCACATATTTTGTTGTCCTTGCTCGTTTGTTGTGACCGTCATGTGCTTTGTAACGAAGTATGACAGTAGTATATAGCAATTGTTAAGATCTGTCAAGCGGATCTGTCAGCATAAATAAATATGGATCCAAAATCAGAGTGATATGAAAAAGTTATTACCACTCGTTATGCTACTGATGGCAGCGCCCGCACACGCTGATATTACACATAAAATTTCATCATCGGTTCAACTAACTGTAGACGCTGCTGCCTCACAGGCAACTCGCTTAGGTTCTACCTATTCCGTTAGTGGTTCTAATGTCTCTGCTACTTTAGGTGGTCTTACAGCACCCTCTGGTAATGCTGCTGCCACAATGAATGCTGGCACATACTCACAGACAACTGATGGGAGTGCCTTTTCGTTTAGTGAAACATTCAACAGCGGAGATGCAGTCCCAACAGGAACGACCGTTAGTAGCGGTGTGGCTTCATCCCTACCCGCATTTGGAAGTGTCACGACAACTTCTGGTGGCGTGGCTGGTTCTCTCGGTGGCAGCATCAATTCTGCTGGCACGATGTCGCTGACTGCTGGTGGTGCTGGTACAAGTGCTACAGGACAATTTGTTACTGAAATTACCATCAAATAAATATGTCTAGATTACAAGAAGCGGTCGGTCTCGGACTGGTTCTTGGTGCCTTACACGGGGCTGCTCAGGCAGTCCCCGTGGTTCCTAACTTCACACAGGGCTCCATGACCAGCCACACAGAGACGACACAAAAAATCACAGAGACCATCAACTCGATGGACTATAACACAGGGTATCAATACTCTGTGACAGGGAGTGGAATTACAGCATCTGGTTCATTACAACCAGGAACAGGTGCTAACAATGTAACTATCGACGGCGTGACTTCAACATGGACAGGCATCAACAGCAGACCGAACTTCACACAGACGACTCCAGGGGGAGCGTTCCAGTTTACAGAAACCTATCGTGGTCCAGGTCTCAGCAACCAAACAATTATTCAAAGAGAAACAGAAGTAACAAGTATCACAGACACTACCTCTATCTTCTCGCAGTAGGTATCAATCTTGCTTTCCCAATTCAAGCATACGCTGAAGTCGGGGGTGTTAGTGCTACAGCTGCTCCCGTTGCTAATTCTTCAGGCTCTGTTACAAATCAGGCAATCCAAGTTTTACAAGGACCCTACATTACAAACACCTATGGGGGTGGGATCCAGTGTCAGGGACCAACTCTAAACATCACACCATATGTGACTGGTAGTGCTTCTACTACCAAACCTTATGAACCATATTACTATGATCCTGTCTATGACATGAGGGACTTAGATGAAGATGGAGCACCTGACAATCCTGGTTCCATTCTTTATACTGTCCCAGTAAGAACTGGGCAAAAAGATAACTATAACTTAGGTGTTGGTTTCTCTGCTACATGGAGCAAACCATTAGATCAGAAACTACAGGACCAATGTAAAGAAGCAGCTGCTGCTAACATCGAACTGATGAAGCAAACAACTGCTAACAAGAGATTGGATTTTGAGATTGCGAGACTAAAGAACTGTGGTGAATTGATGAAGCAAGGTATTCAATTCCATCCTCGCTCTCCTTATTATAAAGTGTGTGCTGATGTCGTAGTGAATAATCCACCAGGACATACACATCCACACGTTCATGCTATCCCTTCCGTTTCTTCTTCCTCCTTGGGAACACAGAACGAAGCTCCTTCACAGCGTGGTTCATCTGACGCTGCTCTGCTTGGCGCTCCCCTACAGATAAAACAGGAATAGGTTTCTTCCTGATCGTAGCAATCTTCTTCATCACTTTCTTGACCGTTGGTTTGACTGCCTTTAGTAGGATGTCTGCCAGCGGTTTTGCTAATAGTGCTGATGCTGTAGCAATGACAGCGACACCACCTACCTGCACGACCTGACCACCACTAGGCAGTCCTGCTACTATCTGTTGAGGTAGTGGGACTGCTTCTGTTATCTGAACGCACTCATTCCCAAGCAACTTATATTCAACAACTTTCTTTCTAAATCCTTCTACCAGTGTACCAACAGGTTCTTTTGCTTCCTGTGCTGGTGTAGGACAATCTACCTTTGCTGTAGCAGCAGGAGGTTTAGGGATCTCTGGTGTCTTTGGCAGTTCTGGTGCTGGTGGTTGTCTAGTATCTACTCCTGCTGGAGTAGTCATAATCATCTGTTCAGGTTCAAAATTAATAGGAGCATAACTGGGAACGCCAGCGTCGCAATACGTAACCAGTCCTCTGTCGTCATCACTTCCGATAGTTTTAGATTTGTTTTTCGCTTCGTGGGCTTCAACACAACCAGGAACATTAACAATAGGCACACCAATATTTACCACTACAGGAGGAGCGATAGGTTGTGATGTGTAATATTCGTTAGCAGTTATAACTCTCGGGATCTCAATTCCACGGACGTTGATATCCTTGGAAGTAATATTGGGGATTTCCATTAGCAATCATTAAATACTTTTCCAACTTCAGATCCAATCTCAGATCCAGCACGCTGTCCCAGAAGCAGAGCCCATCCACCCGCCAACCATCCAATGTATGGGATGTTGACGAGAGCAGGGACTGCTACGCCAGCAGCAATAGCACTACCTGCCATCGCACCTTGTGAGCGTGCTCCAGCGTCCGCCCTGATGCACTCTTCGCTTTTTGCAAGGGACTTTCCCTCGCCGTCTATTGCAGCACCTCCTAGGTTGCGTGTGCCGTCCATAGTGTATTCGTCTGTGCGATACTCCCTACGCTTCTCAGTGGTAGGTCCAAACCATCCACGCTTATCCTTATCTACTTGAAGTGATCTCTCTGAGCGTAGGATAGCAGGATCGTTTGCCTTATACTCTACCTCATATCCATCCTTACCTGCCTTGATCCTGTAAGATGAGTAATCACCTCTAGGAATATTGATGATAGGAACTTCAGGTCTACGTGGTTGATGTATAACATATCCCAGTAAACCTACATGAGATACAGCAAACAAAGCACCAACGCTAGCAATTACAATCTTGAACTTAGACGGTTTTTCTTTCTTAGTTTCTGGGAAGTAATCGTCTGGTTGTTCTTTGTTGCTGTTAAAGAGTTTCATGGTTAGAAGGGCATAGCAGGTCCAGTCGTCTTAGGAAGGGACGAACCACCTTGTGGGATAGCACCGCCAGTTACCTCAGGCATCTTTGGCATAGCGGCATCCAACATACCAGGGAGTGCCTGAGTAACTGTTTCAGTTACTGCTTTAGTGACATTCTCTCTGGCACTTTCAATCAGTGTATCTTTGTTTAGTAAAAGATAAGCACTACCACCGATCAAACCTAAAGAGGTAAGACCAGACAGTAGTGCTACAACGTTAATCAGTTTTTGCATCTTTCTTTGGCTCAATGGCAGAAACAACTTCGGGTTCTTTCTTCGCTACTGGTTTGCTGTTTCCGTTACCACCACCTGCTTTAGCAGGAGACAATCCGAAGGCAGCTAGCGATCCAGAAAACACGGATGCGATGAAAGTGGGGTCGAAATCTAAAATCTTCTGACCGTTTGGCAGTCTAACGTAACTAAATGTGAGAAGGGATGCAGACCAAATAAGTACAACAACTTTCACCAAATTACCAAGGACTTCACTTTTATCTTCATGCTCGTGGTCTTTCTCTTCTACTTGCGCTTTAGGTTTTCCAAGCATGGGTATAGAGTAAGGCAGCTCTATTTATGCCTGAGCTTCCGTCCAGGAGAATCTAGCGTCAGCGTATCTGTTGTTAGAACCACGACCACCAGCGATGTTAGTTACCTGAACTGCAAGAACCTCAGGACCATCTGGGAATACACCAGTTGGGTTTGATCCAGATGCCACTGATAGTTGTCCTGTTCCACCACCAAGAATGCTGTTAGAGATTTCCTTAACTCGTGACAGATCGTAAGCAGCAACACCAGCATCAGCATAGAAACCATAGATAACTTCACCACCAACTAGTTCAGCGTTGGTATTAAGAACAGCATACTGTGCTAGTGATGTTCCACCAACATTCAACCAGTTAGCAGCGATAGTAATCGTTGGGTTGAGAATTAGTTCAACATAGAAAGGACCTGATGCTGAGATCTCAGCACCACGAAGAACTAGTTGCATTCTATTGACAAGTTCTCTGGATCCAAATGTTCCAGGGATACCATTGTCAACTGATGGTGCTACACGAAGAGCAAGAATTGCTTTGGTTTCTCCAGAGTCAATCTGACGACCAGTTCTCGTTCCAACCGTGTAAACATATGCTCGGTCATCGTCATAGAGACCGTCCATGATAACAGATGAACCCCAGTGTGAGATCTGTGGAACAGAAGTTGCACCAATTAGTTCTACACTGATTGGTTGTGCTGCATCATATGTGAATGTCTGTGCCGAACCAGCACCAAGAGCAGAGAAGATTACTCCAGTTGGGTTAGCAGATGTAACTGCCTTACTCAATGTAATGTTCTGAC